AGAAGAGTCGAAGTATTCACTACTGACGTGCAATTTAATTTTCGGAAACTCGGGCGGCGCAGCCTACCGCTGGTCAAAGAAGCGTCGGCAATTTGAACTCATAGGGGTCCCGGCTAAAATTAGTGCGAGTTGGGCTTCCGGGCCAATCACTCATATGGCGTGGGCTATTTCGATTGAGACTGCACGTAAATTTCTGCGCGAACACAAACTAGGCTGGATTCTTGGTGACCCGGTACAAACGGAAGAAAAATAATGCTGGCCACGCTTCTTCCTGAGATTTTCCCTGTAGTCTCCGACATTATTGGCCGATTCCTGCCGGAGGATAAGGAAGCACGGGCGAAAGCGGAGAGGGAAATCGAACAGCAACTGGCTGTTCATCTGGCCCGAATTGACATAGGTCAATTGGAGATAAACAAAGCGGAAGCGGCCTCTCGGCATTGGTGGACGGCATCGTGGCGTCCGTTCATCGGCTGGTCGTGCGGAATCGCGCTTTTCTGGACATACGTCGCTACACCAGTTCTGCATTTCATCCTGGCGCAAACCGGGCATCTGGTCGAGTTACCGGCGCTGGATATGTCTCAGATGATGCCAATTTTGATGGGGATTCTGGGATTGGGCGGTCTCCGGACATTCGAAAAATTTAAAAACGTGACGAAATGAATCCGATTCTACAGGCAGCGGCGGTTGTAGTGGCACTGGGCACTCTCGGTGGCGCCGGCTATGCGCTCGACGAGCGATATGCGAAAATTGACGACGTACAGGCACAGGTGGGGGCGAATTCTCAGGCGATTCACCTCATGCGAATAGAAAACGCTCATCGTGCCGGAAATGACGGCCTCGTAAGACGATTATGCGACGATTTCCATCGTGTGCACGGCTGGTCGCCATCGTTGTGCCGGTAATTGCGTGTTAGGAGAATAACAGATGGCTATGGGACCTATTTCTTTAATTGATGATGCGCTGCCCTCGCAAGGTATGCCGTTGGGAGGGCTGACTGAAGAAGAGATTGAAGTCGAAGAGATTGAGGAACCCACGGATATCATGGAGGAAGAGGACGGTTCTGTTATCCTTAATTTCGGAGAGATGCTTGCTGAAGAACTTCAGGCAGAGCCGGACGCTAATCTGGCTGAAATTCTGGACGAAAGGGTTCTGATGGGTATCGCTTCAGAACTTCTGGGGTATTACGAGGATGACAAGGGTGGACGCCAGGAGTGGGAGGATGCGTACACTGACGGTCTGGATCTTTTAGGTGTCAAGTATGAAAACCGGGACGAACCGTTCCCGGGGTCCAGTGGTGTAACTCATCCCCTTATTGCCGAAGCAGTCACCCAATTTCAGGCGCAGGCCTACAAGGAACTCCTTCCCAGTGCCGGCCCTGTACGCACCCAGGTTATTGGTGCGGCCACCCCTGATGTAGAGTCTCAGGCCCGGCGTGTACAGGAATATATGAATTACCAGATTACGCATGTCATGGATGAATATGATCCCGAGATGGATCGCTTATTGTTTTATCTGCCGTTGGCGGGGAGTGCTTTCAAGAAAGTTTATTTCGACGATATTCTGGATCGTGCTGTTTCACGATTTGTGCCCGCGGATGATTTGCTGGTGCCGTATAACGCTACGGACCTGAACTCTGCTTCACGTATAACCCATGTCATTCGGATGAACACGAATGATGTTCGTAAGTTCCAGACGGCAGGATTTTATCGGGACGTTAATCTGGATCCGTACCAGTCTGATGATGAATTACGTGAAAAAGAACGTAGCCTGGTGGGGATTGAGAAATCCGGAGCGGATCAGCAGGACTGCACCATATTGGAAGTTCACACTGATCTTGATCTTCCCGGATTCGAGCATACGAGCCCCCTGGACGGGGAGATGACAGGCATCAAGCTGCCCTATATTATTACGATTGACGAGGGGAGTTCCAAGATTTTATCCGTCCGGCGAAACTGGCGTGACGGAGATGAGTATTATCGGAAGATCCAGTACTTTTCGCATTATAAATTTCTTCCGGGGCTGGGGTTCTATGGTTTCGGCCTCCTCCATATGATCGGTGGCCTTGGGCGTTCTGCAACATCTATTTTGAGGCAGTTGATTGATGCCGGTACTTTGGCCAATCTTCCTGCTGGTTTTAAGGCTCGTGGTATTCGTATTCGTAATGCCGATGAGCCGCTTACTCCCGGCGAGTTCCGCGATATTGATGTTCCCGGGGGTGCCCTTCGAGAAAGTATTCTCCCGCTCCCTTACAAGGAACCCAGTCAGACCCTGATGTCTCTTCTGGGTTTTGTGGTTGATGCGGGACGCCGGTTCGCTGCCATTGCTGATTTACAAGTAGGAGACGGTAATCAGCAGGCTGCGGTAGGTACAACCGTTGCTTTACTCGAGCGCGGGTCCAAGGTGATGTCAGCTATACACAAAAGACTGCATTATGCACAAAAACAAGAGTTTAGGATGCTGAGTCGTGTGTTCGCTGAATCACTTCCTCCGATGTATCCCTATAATGTGCATGGGGCGGAAGCTGCTATCAAGCAAACGGATTTTGATGAACGGGTGGATGTTATTCCTGTATCGGACCCAAACATCTTTTCCATGTCTCAGCGCCTTGCCTTGGCGCAGACACAGCTTCAGCTAGCTCAATCCAACCCGCAAATGCACAATTTGTATGAGGCATATCGCCGTATCTACGAAGCTATTGGTGTACATAACATTGAGGCGTTGCTGCCTGCTCCGCAGCCTCCCCAGCCCACTGATCCGGCTATAGAGAATGCGAAAGCCATCATCCAGGAAACCTTGCAGGTTTTCCCGACACAGGATCATGACGCTCACCTGACGGCGCATATTCTTTTCATGAAGACCCCGATTCCAGCGTCTGCGCCTCCTATATTTTCTTTGCTTCAGGCACATTTATGTGAACATATCGCGTTCAAGGCCAGGAGTGCCGTGGATATGGAGATTGGTGCAGTGATGGAAGAGGCTGCACAACTCGGACAACAGGCACCCCAGGTGGACACTGAAGCACGGGTTGCGGAACTCATAGCACAGTACACCGAAGAGGTGATGGTTACATTGATGCCACCTCCGGAAGGTGAGATCGACCCACTTGTTCAGCTTCGTTCCAAGGAGCTTGATATCAAGGCCTCTGACATTCAGCGCAAGGCCGAAGAGTTTACTGTTAAGCAGACCTTTGAGGAACATAAAGAAGGCGAGCGCCAGGATCTTGTGCGCGACAAGATCGATTCCCAGGAAGATATTGCCCTGTTACGTGCTGAAGTTAACCGGGAGCGGATGGAACAACAGGCCCAGCAAAAGAAAAGAGGAGACTAGTTATGAAGGGACGAACAATTTCTGATCAAGATCAAAAAGCAGTAAGGAAAAAACTTCAAAAATTAATTCCTAAAAAGCTACGCTCTACTCGATCAGCAAATACTATTTCTAATAGAGATGTAAAAATTCTTGAAGAAGCTTTAAAGCGTAATGACGGCGGCATGGCCAGAAAAACCAGAGTGTTTTAAGTGCAGATATCACGCGAACGCACCGCTATTAGTAGGACCCAACTATCGAGGCCCGTTCGATTGGCCCTCGAAGATGGAGTGATAACAGAAGGTGACTCTGTTTTTGACTTCGGTTGTGGTCGCGGGGAGGACCTGCGCCAATTAAAGCGTCTTGGCTTTGCATGCAACGGTTGGGACCCAGCTTTTCGGTCGGACGTGCCTCTGCATTCCGCCCCAGTGGTAAACATCGGATATGTCGTTAACGTCATCGAGGATGCGCGCGAGCGCGTCGAAACGCTCAAGTCAGCGTGGGAACTTGCAGAGAAGGTTCTCGTAGTATCTGCGCGACTGACGCTTGAAGCACAACGCGTTAAGGCAAGCGAATTTCAGGACGGTGTCGTCACCAGCGCGGGCACCTTTCAGAAATTCTACGGACAGCAGGAACTTCGGACTTGGATCGATCAAACGCTAGGCGTTCGCAGTGTTCCAACTGCGCCCGGGGTTTTTTATGTATTTCGGGAATCTGAGGACCGTGAACAGTTCATCAATAGGAAGTACGTTGGAGGGGGAACATCGATGCCTGTACGGAAAGTAAAAGGCGGCTGGACTTTTTCCAGTTCCGGGCGTCCTTTATATAAAACGCTTGCGGCAGCAAAACGAGCCTATAAGGCGTATTTGGCGAAGAAGAATGCGTGATGTTTCACGTGAAACACTTAGGAGTAAGTGATGGCTGGTAAAATGGTGGGTCAGATGGCTGATCAAATGGATATGTCCAGAAAGGAAGCGGGTGGTCTTATGGATAAAGCAAGTATTATGAATGATACGGCTGGCTTTAAAAAAGGCGGTTCAGTTATGGTTATAAGCATAGGGCCAATGAAGCCTTTGATGCGGAACAAGAAAGAACATTCAGAAGACAGTTCTCTGATCAAGAGTACTGAGAACCAGGTTCGTGCTCGTCATTTTAACAACAACGATGGAAAGGGGACTTTCTGATGCCTGAAGATACCGTATTCGCTAATAAAGATGACGCAGATAAGTACGCTTCTACTCTAGAACCACCTGCCAGTGTAGTTCCTCACGACGCAGATGGTGACGGGGTACCTGATGGCTATGTAGTTGTTAAAGAAGGATCTACGAGGGGTCCTAACCCTAGTGAGTTAATTTCAGAGAAGAATGCGACTTTGGAAGATTTTGAGACTGCCCGTGATCAGGCAGAGTATCTATTGGAGGTGGAAAGAGGCGGTAAACCCAGACCCCCATTCGACGCCGCTGTCGCACCTGACCGGCCTACTGTGCGTAAAAACATGGGCGGAGCCGTTGTCGATGAACTTGGTTATACGCAAGGTGATATGGGGTTTACTAAGCGCGGGCCTGTGAAGTATTCCAAGGGCGGAGCGGT